ATAAACTATATCTCTCCAACACGCGGGGTTTTGCACGAAGACACGCCTTTTACAGCCAGACCGAAAGAGATTTGAACCAGTCATGGCAGCGCGCAAAAAGAAGATAATTGGGGCAACTAAGCCACGGCTCATGAACACTCCCCTCAAGGGTGAGTCCAAGGTTCAGGACGTTATAGACCTTGCTGAACTGATTAAGATGCCGTTACTTCCATGGCAGGAGTACGTTCTCCGTGATGCTTTGACGGTAAACAAAGACGGCATGTGGATCCGTAAGACCAACCTGCTCTTGGTGGCTCGACAGAACGGCAAGACCCATTTGACGCGCATGCTCATCTTGGCTCACTTGCTCAAATGGGAGTCCAAGAACGTCATCATCGCGTCATCTAACCGAGCAATGGCTTTGGATACCTTTAGACAGGTTGCACAGGTCTTTGAAGGTAATGAAAACCTTATGGCATTAGTTAAGGCTATCCGCTATGCCAACGGAACCGAGTGCATCGAAATGAAGTCAGGGCAACGCTTAGACATTGTTGCGGCTACCCGCGATGGATCGCGTGGACGTACTGCAGATGCCCTCTTTCTCGACGAATTGCGTGAATGGTCAGAAGAAGCCTATCGAGCTGCAACCCCAGTAACCCGCGCACGACCAAACGCGCATATCTGGCTGACTTCCAACGCTGGCGATAGTTTCAGTCTAGTTTTGAACGGCATGAGACAGCGCGCCCTTGAAAACCCGCCAAAGTCTTTTGGTTTCTATGAATACTCTGCTTCACCCACCGCTGGGGTTTGGGATCGTACGGCTTGGGTGCAAGCCAATCCCGCTCTTGGCTATACCATCACCGAGGAGACCCTTGAAGAATCTGTTGCTACTTCTCCAATCGAAAATACCAAGACGGAAATGCTCTGTGTCTGGGTTTCATCGCTTCAATCACCATGGACGTACGGAAGCATTGAGGCTTGTTCTGATAGCACTCTTGAAATCCCAATCGGCGGTTACACGGTATTCGCTTTCGACGTCAATCCTTCTCGCCGAAATGCGAGCTTGGTTGCTGGTCAAATACTGCCAGACGGTCGCATCGGAGTTGGAATCTTGCAGACGTGGGAGAGCCAAGTCTCGGTTGACGACCTCAAAATAGCTGCAGACATAAAAAGTTGGGCAGACCAATATCTGCCACGCCAAATCTGTTACGACAAGTACGCAACCCAAACGATTGCCGAACGCCTTGCTAATGCTGGGTGCGTTGTGCAAGATATTTCAGGTATGCAGTTCTATCAGGCTTGTACCGACCTCAAAGACTCCCTTGACAACAAGCGATTGGTTCATAAGGGGCAAGACGTATGGATTCAGCAGATGAATAACTGCGCAGTCAAGCAGAACGACAGTTCTTGGCGCATTATTAAGCGATCTAGTGGTGGTGACATTTCTGGCGCAATAGCAACCGCCATGGTTGTAACAATGTTGATGAAACCACAACAGGTAGCGGCGATTTACTACTAAACCCCAACATGTAGTGTATAATTGCACTCTATGGCACTCTTTGGGCGTAATAAAAAAGAAATCACAGCGCAGGTAAATCCAGCGGTCTATGACGCGCCTTTTGGAAGCTCTTACGCCATGGGCATGGGCGGTTGGAATAACTGGGCTTCACCAATAGATCGTCAGGCAGCAGTTTCCGTGCCAGCCGTCAATCAGTGCCTCAACTTGATAAAATCCACAATCGCCACAATTCCGCTAGAAATGTATTCGCTTTCAACTGGCCAAGAAATTGCAATGCCTACATGGGTGCGCCAACCAGATAGCCGTGCGCCTCGTTCAGTCACTATTGCATGGACGGTTGACAGTCTCATTATGTTTGGTCAGGCGTTCTGGCGTGTTACTTCTATTTATGCTGATGATCAGCGACCTGCTTCTTTCGAGTGGATTCAGAACAATCGAGTCACAACTAAACTTGACACATTAACCCAAGAAGTTGATTACTACATGGTCAACGGAACTAAGGTTCCAGATTCAGGCGTTGGTTCCCTTGTTACTTTCCAAGCGTTTGACCAAGGACTCCTTGTTCGTTCCCAGCGACTTATCAACTCTGCAATTCAAGCAGAAGAAGCTGCAAACGTTGGTATCTCATCACCACAGCCAACTGGCTACCTTAAGAACTCTGGTGCAGACCTTCCAGACAATGTTATTCAAGGCGTTCTTAATGGTTGGAAGATGGCTCGCAAGAACCGCTCAACCGCTTATCTAACTTCTACTCTTGAGTACGTTCCAACGTCATATTCACCAGCTGAAATGACTTACAACGATTCAGTTGAAGAATTAGCAGCGCAGATTGCACGCGCCATGAACGTGCCAGCGCACATGATCAACGCAGAGCATAACCGCAGTTCAACATATCAAAACGTGTTGGATTCCAGAAAAGAATTTTTCGCGTACACGCTGGCTCCTTACATTTCTGCGATAGAAGACCGTCTTTCATTAGACGACATTACGCCTCGCGGTCAGATTGTGCGATTCTCCGTAGATGAGACATTCCTACGTGCCAATCCTCAAGACCGCCTTGCTGTGACAGAGAAGCTCCTATCACTTCAACTTATTTCATTAGACCAAGCAAAGGAAATGGAAGGACTTGCCCCAGACGGCAACAACTCACCAGCCCCAACCCCAGCAGAAACGGAGTCAGTACCAGATGCAACTGACCTTTAGCAGCGCAATCGAAGCGGCAGACGGCGAACGCCGCATTATCGCTGGACAGATTGTTCCATTCGGCGCAGTCGGAAACACATCAGTAGGCAAGGTTATCTTTGAGCGCGGCTCAATTCAGATTCCTGCTGTCTCTAAGATTAAGTTACTCGCACAACACAATACTAACGATCCAATCGGACGCGCAAAGTCATTTTCTGAAACATCAACAGGCATCGACGGAGTTTTCAAGTTGTCAGCAGCTTCTAAGGCTTCTGACTATCTCGTCATGGCAAGCGAAGGACTCATCGACGGTCTTTCAGTAGGCGTTGAAGTTATCTCATCAAAGGAACGCAAAGACGGCGTTCTTATTGTCACAGCAGCAGTTCTTAAGGAAGTTTCACTTGTTGAATCTCCTGCATTTACCGAAGCGCGTGTTCTCGAGGTAGCAGCACAAGCTGGCGAGATGGAAGACGACGCAGTTGAAATGACAATCGAGCAAATCGAAGACGAGCAAATCGCAAAGATTTCTGAAGCAGTCAAGGTTCTTGAGGAAACTCAAAAAATCGAAAAGGCTTTAGAAGAAACCGAAACCCAAACAGAAAGTGAGGCAACTGTGTCAGAAGATACAACAGCCGCAACAACAGAGGCAGCTGCAGCTGCAGAAGCCTCACGCCCAATCATCAAGGCTGCATCAGCCTACGGTGATGGAGTTACACGTGTTCGCCATGGAATTACATCTATGGGTCGCTACACAGAACACAAGATCAAAGCAGCACTTGGCGACGATACTTCACGCCAGTGGGTAGCAGCATCAGAAGATCGTAGCCTCATCGCTACTGATTCAACAATGGCTACAAACCCTGCGTTCAACCCAATTCAGTACCTTACAAACTTTGTGTCTAACACAAACTTCGGACGCCCAACAATCGACGCAGTTACTCGTATGGCAGCCCCAGCGAGCGGACTTCAGATTAACATTCCTTCACTCGTTACATCAGCTGGCGGTGGCTCATCAGTAGCTCCAACAGTTGCTGCTAACCCACTTGACGGAACAGCTCCATCAGATACAGCAATGACTTCTGCATATCAGACAATCACATTGGGTCGCTATGCAGGGCAACAGACGGTCGACCTAGCTTTGCTTGAGAGATCAGATCCGATTTTCTTCGACCAGTTGGCTATCCAACTCGAGCGATCCTATCGTCAGGCAACTGACGCTGCGATGATCGCAGTTCTTCAAGCACAGGGAACACAGGCAACTGGTGTTGCAGCTACAAACGCAGGACTCATCTCTTACGTTTCAACTGAATCAGCAGCAGCTTACGCAGGTTCTTCATACTTCGCGTCTAACCTTGTTGTCAACCCAACATGGTGGTCAACAATCATGGGTTACACAGATACAACTGGTCGCCCAATCTACAACGCAACAAACCCATGGAACGCAGCTGGCGATGCAAAGCCAACTTCAATCAAGGGCTCTGTCCTTGGCTTGGACTTGTTCGTAGATAAGAACGTAACAACTGGTCTTGTTGACGAGTCAGCGTTCATCATTGCACCAGAAGCAGCAATGTGGTTCGAAACACCAGAGGCGTTCTTCTCTGTTAACGTTGTTTCAAACATGGCTGTTCAGACAGCAATTTACGGCTACGGTGCAGGTAAGGTCACAATTCCTGCTGCAGTACGTCGCTTCAACCTCGCTTAATAGCGAAATCTAGTACGCCGACAGGGGCGGCGGAGCCCTTCCGCCCCTGTTCGGTCTTAGAAAGGAAACCATGGCAGCCACATACGTCACAGCAGACGAACTAAGGTCGGTTCTGGGAGTGGGAACACTTTATCCAGACGCAGACCTCGAATTGGCATGCCAAACCGCTGAAGACACACTCAATCAGTATCTTTGGTTTAATCAACTTCCCGTTGTTGGTTGCACTATTCAAAATAAAGTTGCGACACTTGTTATTTCTTCACCAGTTGGATTCACCGCTGGACAGACAGTAAACGTCAAGAACGTTGGCAGTCTCTATAATGGATCGCGTACAATTACAGCGACATACCCATGGAGCCAAGGCTCTGGGTCATTTCCATTATTCACTTACTTTTTCCCTTACACTTATTACACATTCCCTAAGGGTTACTCTTTAATTCAGTTCAGCCTATCTGGTACACCAGCAGACGAAAACTATCGTTTAGTCGTTCCGTATGGCATAGTCTTCGGAGCAGATACAAAAGAAACTGGCTATGCAGCAACCCCAGCTATTAGACAAGCGGCGTTGATGCTCGCGGTTGACGTTTGGCAAGCCCGCCAAGCACCTTCTAGCGGCGGTGTGTCAGTAGATGGCATGACCCCTAGCCCTTACCGTTTAGGTGCGGCAATGCTCGCCAAAATCAACGGGCTTATCGCGCCGTTTAGAAATCCAAGGGCGATGATTGGCTAATGACTGTTCCAGCAGTAACTACCCTTCGTCAGACGCTTGCGACTGCACTAACAGAGAACACGACTTACCAAGTTTTTGCTTTTCCACCACAAACTATTATGGCTAATTCTGTTGTTGTCATTCCTGATGATCCTTATCTTGAGCCTTCTAACGATTCATGGGCGACAGTAGGACCAACAGCTAACTTTAAGTTGCTTATTACAGTTCCAATGTTTGACAACCAAGGCAACCTTCAAGGTATTGAAGAAGCCGTTGTCACTATGTTCAACGCGTTATTCGCGGCAACAGAAAACGACACAATCTCATACAACGTGGGACAAGTATCCCAGCCACAAGTTCTCTCGGTAGCGTCAGGTGATCTCTTGAGCTGCGAGATGCAAATCAGCCTAGTAACGAGTTGGAGCTAAACATGACAGATATGTCAGAGTGGGAAAAAGAACAAAAAGACTTCCTGACCAAAATCGGTCAGGTTGAAAAGCCAACAACAAAGTCCAAGAAAGACGAGGAATAACCTAAATGGCAGTATTTCTA